TCCCTTTAGATGCCGAATCAAGTAGTGCATTACGTTATGGAGATGCAAAATGATAATACCAAAGGAAATAAAAGTAGGTAAAACAAAATACAACGTGGAGTGGTTTAAAGAAATACGCAAAGGCAAACAACATTGTCATGGGTTTGTTAGTTATTTAGAAAAGTGTATTGCTTTAGCCAAAACCGATGGCACAAACAAATATTCAAAACAAGAGAAAGAAGAAACCTTTTGGCATGAATTAACGCACGCCATACTTAAAGACATGAACCACGAGTTGTTCGACAACGAGAAGTTTGTTACTCAATTTTCACAAAGGTTAAACGATGCAATCCGATCAGCTAAATTCTGAAAACGAGGCAATCTTAATTATGATGCAGTTAAGTGGCTTTTTACAGGGCGTAGAGTTAATAGGTGACAAACCTGCGTACTTAGTTGATAACAATTGCCATAGAGTTGCTTGCGGTTTAAAGCCTATTAATGAAGATGGTAGACCTACAACATACGTACTTTTAGATTTTTTAACAGCAAAACATTTTTTTATCGATTGGGCAAAAGCAAATGGTGAAAATTAAATGGTCACACTCAGGGCTTAAAGACTACGAAGGTTGTGCAAGACGTTACCACGAAGTAAAGGTGCTGAAGAATTACCCATTCACCGACACCAAGCATACCATCTATGGTAAAGAAGTCCACAAAGCTTTTGAAGATTACGTAACAGAAAAAAAACCCCTGCCAGAACACCTATCTGGACATGGTGAACTTTTAGATAGCTTGATAAAAAAAGAAGGTAGGAAGTTCGCTGAACATGAGATGGGTGTTACAGTTGACTTAAAACCTTGTGCGTTTGATTCAGAAGATGTGTGGGTTCGTGGTATTGCTGACTTGTTAATCGTAGACGATGATGGGCTGGTTGCTTGGGTGTTTGATTACAAGACCGGCAATGATAAATACCCTGATCGTGACCAGTTAATTTTAATGTCCTTGATGGTGTTCATTCATTTTCCTCACATACGTCAGGTTAACTCTGCCTTGCTTTTTGTTGTGAAAGAGTCTATAGTAAAACATAAGATGTCGCATGATGAAGCCGAAGAACATTGGCAAAGATACAGAGAACGTGTCGCTAGGCTCGTCAGGTCATCAGAAGCAAATGTATGGAATCCAACACAAACACCGCTTTGTGGATGGTGTCCTGTCCGCAGTTGTGAATTTAACCGAGAAAATTAAGGAACTATCATGCCTTACGTAAACAAACCAAGACCTTATGCAAAAGAATATGCTGAGTATCAAGGTACAGAAGAACAAAAGAAAAACCGTGCTAAAAGAAACAAAGCACGCCGTCAATTAACAAAAGAAGGCGTAGTACATAAAGGCGATGGCATGGATGTAGACCACAAAAAGCCTTTAAGTAAAGGTGGCTCAACAGAACGAAGTAACTTAAAAGCCATAACTAAAAGCGCCAATAGAGCGAAAAAATGATAAAGCATAATGAAATACTAAATAGTGAAGCATGGAATGTACCTATTCAACAACTTGTTGACCTGTGGGTTGTTAAGTTTGGTAACAAGTGGGTTAGCAATGAAGAAATAGATCAGTTCTATTATGTGGCTTGTAATCGTCTACTAGATAGTGGTGCGTTAGAAAGACATTCTTTGCCCAACGCTTTTGAACCTGTGTATAGATTGGTGGAAAAGTGACGACTAGATATTCATATGGTTGGACAGATCCACGAAGTATTTATAATGTTGGTTCTTTAATAATAAGACGATATGGAATGGAATATAAAATGGAAAACAAATTTGAAACACAAGACTATTCAGTAGAAATAAATATAGAAGAACACGAAAAAGCGCATGAACAATATACAAAAATGCTGGGCGCATCTATGCAACAAACGATGCAAAAAGCCTTAGAAGTATTGTTTGCAAATACATATGCTAAATGGCGTAAATCGTATTCAAAACTAGACGACAGAGGAAAACAAGTGAAAGTTGATGCGCACGAATATATAACAGAAGCTAAAAACTTACCAATAGAGACTTGTGAGGCTCTGTGGATAACTAAGTATGGTAACGAGCCTTTAGTTGCAATGGCAATAAATGAACAAGATGAGTTAATGTGGGAAATAGGTAATAAATTATTTTGGGCAGGTAAAATAGTTCACGATGACAAAGCGGATACATACTCATGCAAATAGTAGATAATAAAGCAGTTATATTTAAAACACGAACGCCTGATAAGTATGGTGTAATACCTAAGAGTCATATTGTTGCTGAGAACAACGGCGTGTATGAAGTTGCCGTTTATTGGGGACTTGATGAAGCAAGAGTACTACGTAACTTAGGAGTTAAAAATATTCAGTCACCGATTACTGCACGCTATCGCTTTCATGGTATGCACAAGCCATTTGCACATCAGGTTGATACTGCATCATTCTTAACTTTAAATCGTCGTGCTTTTGTTTTTAACGACCCCGGGACTGGTAAAACTATGTCTGCTCTATGGGCGGCTGATTATCTAATGGAGTTAAAAAAGATACGTAGATGTCTTGTGCTATGTCCTCTGTCGATTATGCACGATGCTTGGATGAACGGTATAGGTAAGAGTGTTATACATCGTAGTGCTATTGCGGCGCACCATCATCAGGCGGCTAAACGTATTGAGATGATTCAAGGAGACTATGAGTTTGTTATTGTTAACTATGATGGTCTAAACTTAATTGCTGATGAAATAATTAATGACGGTAGATTTGATTTAGTTATTGTTGATGAAGCAAACGCATATAAAAACGTAGCTACAAAAAGATGGAAGACACTAAATCGTATTCTTAAACCTGAGACTATGTTGTGGATGATGACTGGTACACCTGCATCGCAGTCACCTTTAGATGCGTATGGTTTAGCTAAACTTGTTAACCCAAATGCAGTACCTAAATTTGCAACGGCATGGCGTGATAAAGTCATGCAGAAGATTACGATGTTTAAATGGATACCGAAGCAAGGCGCAAGCGAAGAAGTATTTAAAGTGTTACAGCCTGCGATACGTTACACCAAAGAAGAATGTCTTGACTTACCACCAGTTCTTACAGAGACACGTGACATACCACTAACACCTCAACAAATTAAATACTATCGCTTACTAAAAGATCAAATGCTTGTCACTACAGCAGGAGAAACAATTACTGCGGTTAATGCGGCGGCTAGCGTTAATAAGTTGTTACAAATATCATCAGGTGCGGCATATACCGATGGGCAGGAAGTTGTAGAGTTTGATTGTGCGCCACGATTAAACGTGTTGTTAGAAGTACTACATGAAACATCAAGAAAAGTTATTGTGTTTGCAAACTTCAGGCATAATATTGAAGCTATACAAACACATTTAAATAAACATGGCATTGAGTGTGAAGCGATTCATGGCGACGTAAGTGTGTCTAAACGAACTGCCATATTTAAAAAGTTTCAGGAAACGCCAGTCCCGCGCATACTAGTCATACAACCTCAAGCCGCGTCACATGGTGTTACATTAACTGCGGCGGATACAGTTATATTTTTTGGACCTGTTATGTCTGTTGAAACTTATGTACAATGTATAGCACGTACAGATCGTATTGGACAGAATAGCAACAAAGTAACTGTTATACACTTGCAAGGTAGTGAAATCGAGCGTAAGATGTTTAAACGATTAGAGTCTCGTGTAGAAGACCACGGCATGTTATTAAAGTTATACGAAGATATTATTAAGTAGCACCATAAGTTAATTTAAATTTTTTAAGAAACCACATTTTATATTGCATAATTGCCATTATTGTTGTAAATTATTTGACAAAGGAGAAGTAAATGACAACAGAAGAAACAATACCTTTAGATAAACTCGCTCGTGTTTATCGTAAAATCCGTGACAAGATACAGGTATTAACTAAAGAATACGAGACTCAGGTTGAGGAGTTAAAGGCTCAGCAGTCTGAGATACAGAGTGCGATGAAAGACCAAATGCTTGCGTTGGGTAGTTCGTCAATCAAAACATCCGAGGGGACAATCATATTGGCTCAAAAGGTACGCTATTACACAGAAGATTGGGATTCATTTAAAAGCTTTGTGCTTGAGAACGATGCCCTTGACCTGTTTGAGAAACGTATTCATCAGACTAATATGGTTGCATTTTTGGATGAAAACCCCGGAGTCGTGCCGGCAGGTCTTAATAGCATGACAGAATATACAGTATCAGTTCGTAAACCAACCTCTAAATAAGGACAAGCAACAACATGAGTAATATTACTACTTTTAATCCTACTAAAGTTCCAGCATTTGTTAAGAAAGCTGAATTATCCTCAATCGCAAAAGCACTTGCAGGCGGCGGTACAGGCGGCACAAGCATGAAACGTATCTCGACAAAAGGCGGTGTATTCCGTTTGTTGTCAGGCGGTAAAGAAGTGGCATCTATAGATGATCGCCACCTTGATGTTGTAATTGTTAACGCCGCACCTAAAGTTAGCCGTACGTTTTATGCAGGGCAGTATATTGAAGGTGAAGCAAAAGGACCTGATTGTTGGTCAGCAGATGGTGACTTACCTGATGCAAGCGTAGCCGAACCACAAGCTAAATCATGCGCAACCTGCCCACAAAATATTAAAGGTTCAGGTCAGGGCGAATCACGTGCTTGCCGTTTCTCTCAGCGTTTAGCAGTAGTTTTAGCTAATGACTTAGAGGGAGATGTTATGCAGTTAACTCTAGCGGCTACATCTATTTTTGGTAAAGACGAAGGCGAAGCACGTCGCCCATTACAAGCGTATGCTAGATTCCTAGCGGCTCAAAATATTAATCCTGAGATGGTTGTTACACGTCTTAAATTTGATACAAAAGCCGCAGTACCTAAGCTATTCTTTATGCCAGTTCGTTGGTTAGAAGATGATGAATATACATCAGCTATTGAAAAAGGACAGACCGAAGATGCCAAGCGTGCTGTTACAATGACTGTTTCACAAGCGGATAATGTAAAACCACCTGTGTTAGAACATAAAAAAGCAACACCGATCGTTGAAGAAGTGGAAGAAGTGGATGAGCCTGAAGTACGTAAAGAAACTAAGGCAAAACCAACGGCAGTACCCAAGAAAGCTAGTAGCTTAGCTTCAGTAGTAGATAATTGGGACGCAGACGACGAGTAAATTAATGGGGGCTTCTGCCCCCTAAAAATGGAAACAGCATGGCATATTCAAATATAATTAAAGAAA